TCAGTTGGTAGAGCATGCGACTGAAAATCGCAGTGTCGGTGGTTCGATCCCGCCCCTGGGCACCATCAGCTTGGCTACCTCCTTATCTATCAATAGCTTAGACCCTGATTTCTTCCCACCGTTCTGTGGTCGGGAATCCGGTGGGAAAGTCACGTTGATTTCCGACGGCGGATTGAGCCGCGCCATGGCAGATGCCGCGAGCACTTTCTGACGTGCCGCCTTCGTGTAGCGCATGACTTCTTTCGACGTGGTGTGGCCAGTGATGGCCATGATCTCGTGTTCGGAACAGCCCAGTTCGGCAAGGCGCGTTGCAGCCGCCTTACGCAGGCCATGGGCGCGGCCCGGCACCTTCGCGTCAACGCACCTGTCATGAAACCAATTGCCGAATCCCGCCGCCGTGAAGGGCTTCCCAAGGCCGTTGAGCAAGTAGGTTTCCTCGCCGCACTTGGTGGCAGCGATGATGCGTTGAAGCTCCGGGATGATCGGAACGTCGAGAGTGATGGGCTTGTGCTCACGGCCCTTGAACTGGGTGAAGTGCAGCCAGCCGTCTTTCGCATGTCCCGGCCCAAGCACGATCGCATCGGATCTGCGCTGTCCGGTGTACAGCATCATCGCGAGGGCGAGGCGAGCCATGGTGCCAATCGGATATTTCTGCTCGAAGCGCTCCACCTCTTCCAGCGTCCATGTGTGATGCCCATCGCCCTTGGCTTTCAGATAGGGGACGGCCTGCGCCGGATTGGCGACGACGTAGTCGTTTTCGATCGCGTACTTGAAAACCTGCCGCAGCGCCTTGATGAAAGCATTCGCGGACTCGGGCTTGTCGGCCTTGGCGTCACGGCGCTTCCGCAGGTGTTTCGGCAGGAGCAGCTTGTAAGGCTTGTCGCCGTCCTCAACACAGAAGTTGTCAAGCACCTGCCGCCGCACATAGCGGGTGCGAGAGTTCAGCGTCTTGTATTCCGCTGACGTGTAATACTGGCTGCAGAGCCACGCGAGCGACTCGGGATCTAACGGCTTGCGTTCAACTCTGTCGGATGGCGGCGCGGGCTTAATCTTCCCGGCCAGCACATCGCGATAAGCCTGCCAGAACGCAGGCGAGCCGTATTCCTCCCGCAACCGAACCTTCGGCCCTGCAAGCGTGCGGACGTACCACCGCACGTTACCGTGCCGGTCTACATCCTTCGTCAGCCGTGGTGGGTTCGATGGAGGCACCTATGCATCCCACGGATTGGCGCTCTCCTTGCGGGGCAGCGCCTCGAATGAATCATCAAGCTCAAACCGATCCCACACCACGCGCGAGTTGATCATGCGCGGGCCGGGCATGCGGCCGTCCTTCACCATCTCGTCAAACAGGGAAGGCGACACACATATGTAAGCGGCCGCATCAACCCGGCGAAGGCCGCGGGGGACGATGCCCCCGCGCGTATTGTCGTTGTGGTGAGGAAGGGAGGTCACGTTCGGCTCCGCAAAATGATACAGTCCCAACTAGTCACCCAACCCCGGAAAAGTCGGGGTCGGGGTGAAAATAAATTTGGCGAGCCGCCACCCGCGCCGGATAGATGGATTCCGACTGAGCTATGGCGAGCGACGGCTCAGAAATTCAACTGTCCTGATCCGAATTTACGTTCAAAACGGTCGCGGCGTGAGGAACAAGCCGCGACAGAAAATCGGCCCCGATAAATCCGAAGTCCTGCTTATCAATTTTGCAGGTGCGCTCAATCCACTGGGCGACCCCGGCAATGCGGCGCCCGGCTGCCTGCTGGGCTGCGCAGCGAAGGTGCTCGGTCGATCCGTTGATGGCCATGTCCAAATCGCCGCTGATCAGGAGCGTGGCCACGAGAGCTTCAATCGCCCCCTTCGGCGGAATATACGAAAGCGCGTCGGCGAAAGCATCCATTGCCTCATCCGCGCGGCATGCGCGGATCAGCGAGCCGCCCTCGTCGAGCGCGTCGAAGGCTATCTTTGCTTTCTTGCGCTGTTCGATGAGTTGAAGACCGAGCGGCGACGAATACGGGACGGCAATCCAGCCGCCCTCGCCACCGATCTGTTCGATTGGCGCGCTGCGCTTGACATCAGTTTTGGTGAGTTTCGAGCGGGATGTGGTATTAGTGCGGGTAGCCATGGTCGCTCCTCGGGCGGCTAGGGTTAGGGCCGGGCAGGAAGTTCGCGCTTCCTCTCGGCCTGATTTTGTGTTAGCACGTATTTATGGCCAAGTCAATTAAGGTTAACACAAAAAGACGCGGGCGCCCGGTCACAACTGGAAAGGGTACACTTGTGGGTGTGCGTCTTCAGCCAGACGACCTGACTGCTGTCGATCAATGGGCTGAGAAACAAAAGGATCCGCATACACGGCCAGAAGCTATTAGAGCTTTAATTAGAAAAGGATTGGGGAAGAAATGATTAGGACAGCCGTATTTTTAACAGCGATTCTTGTTACGTCGAGTGCCGCACACAGTCAGACAGCCGCACCAGCTAAACTGTCAACGCCGATAGAGAGTTTAGCTTATTGTAGATCTGGCGCTGCTGCTCTTTTTCAGGGCGGGCCTGGCGTTGAGGAGAAAGTGAAGTCTGTCTGCAAGCGCGGCGACACGATAGCTATCAATACGAGTTCGCAAGGCGCGATATTTCAGGTCGGACGATTATGCGATTTTTCCAAAACCATCGTGAATATGGGCGCCCAAACGCTATGTGTTCTAGGTGCGGAACGTGGGCTTAGATGACAATGCAAGGCAACGGCCACTTCTTAGCGAAGGATCGAGAGATACCGGTTCAATACCAAATCGTTTTCAAGCGCGAACCGACGCGCCAATGGTACGAAGGAACAGCGAGCGGATTTTCAGCCGCCGACTCTTATTTTCTTTTGAATAACGCAAACTGCAGACTTCGTCTCGAAGACGGTAAGATTATAGATGTCGCTTTCCTGGATGCGGACACGGGACGATTTCACGTAAATTCTTCTATGCCTGACTAAAAACCGCATCGAACAGCGCCGGACTCATCGGTCTCGACGACACTTCATTCTTCTCCGTCTTGTTCATAACGGACAAGAATTCACGATCCAACGCCCGAATAATCTCCGCTTCCCACGGCCGGATCGCTTCACCGCTGATCCGCGCGAAGGCCAGCATATCCGCGTAGGTGATCGGGCAGGGGCCGAATCCGGCGCCGCGCTGCTCGTTCAATTTGAGGAAAAGCCCCCATACTCGAAGGCCCGCATAAGGAATTTCTGGGCCATCGGTGCGTCCGGGGTTTCCAATGTGCCAGCGCAGTACCGCGAGCAGATCTTGAGTCAGAACTTCTTGATCTATCAAACCTGGCCCGCCTTGAAGCTGATGGTCGTGTAGAGGCCCGAAATCTTCTGCGTGATGGACTGCGGCAGCATCGCCAAACGGCAGGACGGCTTTTTAAGCGTCACTGGCGCGCCTTCGTCGGTGCCGGGCCACGGAGGCGGACGCACTGCGAACTCGCCTGTCTCGCCATCGCTATCGGAAGTGGCGGCTTCCACAACCTGATGCAGCACGCGCCGACCCTGCACCTCCAAAGAGAGATAATCGCCGGGTGACAGTTGGAATCCCTCCGGCAGATTCGCGAGTGCGATCTTGGCGCCGGACGCTGACAGGATTTCCGCTTCATCCGCGAAATCACCATCGGCATGGGCGCGCGGATACGGTCGGCGCAGATCGTAGGCTTCGAATTCACCGATCACGCCGTTTAGTGCGTTGAGGCTGGCTTCAAACGATAGCGCATCATCCGCAGTCATGGGTGCGGTGGTGTATTCCGCAGACCATAGAGCAGGGCCGAGATCCTTGCCGAAGGTCTGCCCGCCCGCGGTGCGCGACAATTCTTGGCGAGAGACAAGTTGGAAAACTTGATCGGCATATCCGACTGAATCAAAAATCAAGCGAGTTGCCTCCGCTTCTTCGCATCTTGAATTGCCGCCACAACCTTGCTGTTGAATGCCGCGTCACGCTTTGCGAGTTCGGCTTGCATCGTCGCGACTGTGGAATCATCCGCGTTGCCGTTGATGTTGATCGTGGTCGTTCCACCACTGATGTTGATAGGCGAGCTTCCCGATACCGGAACGGGCATGGCGAGGGCTGCGCCTTTGCGCATGGCCTCAACGGTGTCGACACCGCCCGCGCGCTTCACGTCGGCCTGGCTGAACACCACTTCGCCCTTGTGGACGATACCGGCAGCCTGCGTTTTGCCGCCAGGCCCGGTGTAGCCGCCATCGTCAAAGCCGAACAACTTGCCGATGCCGCTAAGCAATCCACCGGCAAGGCCGCCGCCAGAACTTGAGAACGCCGAGTCCCATAGTTTATTGGCAGCCATCTCCATCAATTTGTCGGCAATCTTCCCGAGCGCGTTCACGCCTGCCTGTTTGAACGCGTCCCATGCCGACATGCCGTTGCGAAGGTTCTGGCCGAACTCGACAAACATCGAACGATTGACATCGCGGCCAAGATTGCCAAGTTCGCGCATGCCATTCGCGGCGCGCATCCCCGCCGCTTCCACGCTGTTCAGCGCCGTGGCAACGTCGGGATAGATGCCCTTCAGTTGCGAGGCGATTGCGACGTCTTCCTGAGACAGGAATGCCGTCTTTTGATCGAACTTGATCTGGCTGGCGATTTTCGCCTTCTCCATCGAAACGGCGGCTTTGCCGTAAGCTTCGGAAACTTCGTCAATCACCTTGCGCTGTTCGGCAGTGACGACGTTCTCGCCAAGGCCAGCCGCGGCGTTTGCCTGCTTGGCAACAGCCTCTAGCTGTGCGGCTATCTTCGCTTTGTCGCGCGCCTCCGTGCCGAGATCGATCGCGGCGGCCTCGGCCTGCAGTGCAGCAGTGCGCTTTTCGATCGCGCCGGCAGATGTGTCAAAGCGGTCGGTGTCAGAGCCGGTTTGCCTTTTAGTCGGTGCATCGCCTGTCCCGCGCGATTGTGTCGGGAGGAACGGACCGTACTGCTCGCCTTTAGACTCGGCAGCGATTTCCTTCTGCAACTGATCACGGCGCGCGGCCATATCGGCGTCGGTGCCGTTATAGACCTTACCGAGTCCTGGAATGGAAAGCGCCGGCAGCTTGATCGAGCCGTAAATTCCGCCGCCCGTCCCATTAATGGCGGCGTTGACTTGCGCGAGTTCCTTGATCTTGTCGTCGAGCGTGGCTGTGGCGTAGCCAGGAATCTTGATCTGGTTGGAAAGCTCAACAGCCTTCGCGATCAAGTCGACCGTGGATGCCCAATATCCTTTTATTGTCAGGAGAACATCGGCGAGATCATCCCAGGAAGGTTTCAGCGCGGTCGAAAGTCGCTGATGCGCAACCTTCAACTGATCGTCCATTTCCTTCGCACGCTGCACAAGCGCATCAGGGAAAATGCCATCAGCATCGCCGCTGGCCTTCTGGATGGTGCCGAGCAGGCTCTCTGCCGATGTGCGTCCCTGCCGAATGCGATCGACAAATGCGGAACCGAACATTTTCTCGCCAAGGTCGAGGCTGGCCGCTTTCTGCCCGATGCTCTCCAACTGGATCATCGCCTTGAGAACGGCCTCGATCTTCTTTTCCTGCGTGTCGGCATCACGGAACAGGACAAGCCCGTCCAGCTTTCCGTTGGCCACCGTGGCATTGTAGACGCGCAGCGCCTTCTCAACCTCCGTAATATGCTCTTCGCCGGTTTCCCACTGGCCGAGATCAATCGGAGCTTTGTCTTTGGTGGCGTTGAAGGCATGAGACAGCGCATTTTCGAGGTCGGAAGCGTCGACCTGTAGCTTTTTGGTTTCGGCGCTGACCTTCTGGAAGAACGACGATGAAACGCCGACGTTCTGCGACTTGTTCTGCAACTCCACCATATCGGCAAGTTGATCGCGCGCAGCACCGATCGCGTCGCCCATGAGCTTCGCCGCGCCGACGACAAGCGCAATTCGCCCGGCAAGTTTTAACGCGCCTGATGCTGCACCGCTAAACGCGGCCGTCGCGGCGCTTCCAGCCAGCTCCTTGTTCACGTCGAGAAAGTGTTGCGCGACCTTCCGCGCGGCAGATTTCGCGAGCGAGGACGTCTCGTTCATTTGCTTTTTGAAATCGTCGAGGTTGGCACCGATGCGCCAGGAAAGCGCCGGCATTAAGCGGCTTCCTCATCGTCGAAAAAGTAAGTGGATAGAACAGCAAAGGCTGTATTCGCTGATGGCCCGAGCGCATGGCCATGAACATGCTCGGCAATCAGGTCGTCAGCCTCCGCTGATGGCATGCCGCCACCGATCAAGCCGAGACGCAGAACACGCTCGACGTCGTCGGGAGAGAATACAGACTCATCAAATCGCTTCATTGCAGCGGCAGGCGTGCTGCCAAACTGTCCCGGGAAGGGATGTTGCGCCTCTGCTAGAAGCCAGCGAATACGAGGCGCGCGCAGATCGAAATTATGCGTCCCGCCAGTCCATGTAATGTTCATTCGGATAAAGCCTTTTCTACTGCCGCCTCGATATTGGCGTTGATTGAATCTTCCATCGCGCGAATGGTTGGGAAAAAGAATGGTTCGGCGGGATGATCGGTCGCGCCGTACTCAATGGCCATGCTGTAGTCGTAGGAGACACCGGCACCATCAGCTTGTTTCGCGATGCCCTCGTTGCTGCGGCCGTCAATCACGACTTCGCGCTCATATCCGGTGTCGCGGTCGTAATACTTTGTTGTCGCCGCGCCACCGGCCTCGACGTAAAGAGTCAAATCATTTCGAGTGCGACGAACCTTTACGCTATCGCGGAGCGCGCCTGTCTTCACCGGAGCGGCAGATTTCACAGCGTCGGCCAACTTGCCGGCCTCTGCGCGGATCGTGGTCACTAGTTCGCGACGAACCTTGAACGAAAGGTTGGCGATCTGGCGGTCGATTTCGTCGTCATCAGATCCAGCCATCGTCCTCTTTCCAATCGTCTCGATCGTAGAAAGAAGATTCCTGATGCGCCGCGGCACGCGATACGGCCATCCACGAAGCCGCGGCACCGTCTATGCGATCGGTGCTCTTGCCTTTATGCATCACACGGTTTCCCGCGCTGTCGGTATGGATCGCGACGTTGCTAAAGCACCAGCGCAAGACGGGATTGCCGGCGTGGATCATTTTCTCTTCCACAATCACGCGCTCCAGTTCGTTGAGGGCCGGGCTTTGTGTCACCCAGCCCTGGCGCAACGTCGCAGTGGGGAGGCCGTCATCGGTGAGCGGCCCCATGACGTTCGACGCATAAGCTGGATCAAAACAGATTTCCCGAACATCGAAGCGTTCGCACAAGCTGCGGATATGCTGCTCGATAGCGCGCGGATCGATCGCATTGCCAGGCGTCGGCGTTATGAAGCCGTCCGTGGCCCAAGACACATAGTTCACGCCGTCGCGGTCACCACGCTTGCGCAGATCGTGCTCGGGGCAGAAGAACTGCGGTATGACGATGTATTCATCGTCGCGACGCACGCAAGCCACAACGGCGGCAAGGTCCGTCGTCGTGGCCATGTCGACGCCAATCCAGCACGGCAGGCCATCGATATCGTCAGGGATAGGGCGCGCGCCCTTGTCGTAGACGGCCATTTCGACAAAAGGCGAAGTGGAGTGATCGAGCCATCGGTTGAGATTATATTGAAGGAAGCTGTCGCGCTCCGATGGGCTATTAATCGCCTTGCGCGCCTTGTCCCGATAGGATTCCAGATCGGGATACCCGTGGCGCATGCCGGGGTTCAGCGCGTGCCAGACTTCTTCCGATTGCCAATCGTCGCCTTCCTCGGCCATGAAAATCACCGGCAAGGTGGCTGGATCGTCGACCTCGCCCTTCTGCACGCGGATTGCGTACTCAATCGTTTTCCAGGCCAGATTCTCTTGACCGCGGCCTGCTGTGGTGGCGACAATCAGGAGCGTTCCCGGCACCTTTACCAATGCGGAGTCGAGCGCCTCCCATTGCTTCTGTCCGGCCTTGCCCTCCCAGACGTGAAGTTCATCTGCAATGACGACGTTGGGTGTTTTGCCGTGTTGGACTTTTCCGTCCGATGCAACGGCGATGTAGCGGGAGCGCTGCGCCTTAAAGCTGATCGATGACGTATAGTCGAGGACGGAGAGGTGCTTCGACAACCTTACGTCGCTTTGCACAATCAAGGCTGTCTCATTGTACAGTTCCCGGGCCTGCTCGTGCGCGGAAGCTGCCGACACAATGAGGTTGCCCGGTTGCTTTTCCGTTCCTACGATGTGAAGTAAGGTTATCGCAGCACCGAGGCTGGTTTTCCGATTACCCCGTGGCAGAACAAGCACGAGGCGCCGCACCTTGCGCGTGCCGTCAGGATTGCGCGGGCCATAGAGTTTTCGAATGATCCTTTCCTGCCAGGGATCCAGTTGAAACGGATGCCCCTTAGCGGGATTCTTCGGGTGTTTGAGCCTACGCAACCAATCAACCGCGCGCTGGCCACAGCCAAGCGGATCCTCGATCGGGGAGTCGTCGTAAATCCATGAGGGAACAAGCATCAGTCGAGCAGGGAATCGTCTTCATCATCTTCACGGATCGCAGGCCGGCTGCGCGACACAGGCGTCAGGCCCATTTCCGCGGCAAGCAGGCGCGCGCGAGTCATCGCATCGGACTGAATGCCAACCGCAGGGTGGCGTTTCGGGACGCCATCAATCTCCACGACGTGGCCTTCCTTCTGCAGTGTGCGCTCCATCTCCCGCACTTGGCCAATCGCGACACAGTAGTTTTCGAGCGATCCAAGGTCCGCCTCAGTGAGAATGCGCCGCTCGACAAGCAAGGGCATCACCCTGTGCCACTCGGCCTTGGCGTCCTTAGAAAACCACGTCGGAGCGCGCAGCAACGCCTTAACCGCTGCCGTGTCTGTCTTCATGTTTGGCTTTGTGCCGCGCATTACTGTTCGCTCTGAATGGCAACCGTGCGAATATCCAAGCCGCGGCCGCGCCCGATCTCTTTAATCTCTTTGATGTTGTGATTGACGCCGTCGTAAACGATACGATCCGCCGTCTTCACGTCATCGAAGTATCGCGTGCGGAAGATCACAATGGTCTCGTCAGATGCGCCATAAGAACGAATGAACTCCTCCGTGCTCGCCTGGATGATCTGCGCGCGCAACGTGACGAGGGCGGTCCATGTCAGGATCGATCCGCCGCCTTCGTCGACCACGCGGGTGTACCGCTGAAGCGTGATCGACTTATCCATCTTGCCGGCGCGCATCACGCCACCTCGCGCACGAGAGTTTCAACCGTGATAACGCCATGTGCCGTCACGCCATCAGGATCGCGGAGAAAGCGCATGTCAGAGACGCGGCAGTCGGCGCATTGCAGGCCAGCATCCAAAGACAGCCGGCCTTGCCTGATAGCATCGCGCACTGCGGCAGCGATGGCTTTCACGCCGGATAGGCCGCCTTCCTTTTTCCAGACATGCAAGGTGGAATGAACACGCGATAGGCTGCGATCGATGGCGGTGCCCGGATCGACTACTTGATCCTCTCCGAGGATGATGGACGGATCTGGCGCGGGTCGTTCGTTGCGATCCAATATCGAAGTGGCTGGCACCAGCGCAGTGACCGCCGCAACGTCGATCAGGCGAGCGCGGATGGCTTTCTGAACGGCGTAAGACACGTTAGGCATCAACCGCCCTCATCACGCGCGGAAGGCTCTGTGGGGTTGGGATGTCGTTGCGTCATGTCGCCTGCCCTCCTGTGGTAGCAACTCCGTTTGAACTTCCCGGAAGTGCCGTGTCAGCAGATGCACCAACCGAATTGATCGTGGAGTTCAGGCTTGCCCTCCACTTCACGCCAGAGAATGTTCCAGTCTTGCTCAAACTGTAAATGAGAGCGCCGGATCGATTGTTGGCCTTCAGGAAGCAATCAGAGAAGGATCGAGTCCCACCAGATGCTGTTACACCCTGGCTCGATGCCGTTGCATTCGACGACGCATCAAGTGAAATGTGAACCGGTGCGTCGCCAGAGATTGTCCACGGGCCATTGAAAATAACGTTTGCAAAATTAAGCGCTTCGATATGAGCGCGACCAGATGCAGCAAAGTCGACTCCAGCAATCGTTACTGCTGCAAAATTCTGTATCAGAATGTTTTGCGCGGCCGTTCCCGCCTGGGGTGCGATCCGGAGGTTCGACAGCGTGACATTCGCGTTGTCTTGACACCGAAACGCTCCGTAACTGTTCGGGATGGAGATTACGACATTTGTTGGCGTGGTAGCGTTGCCGCTAAGTGTAACGCTTCCCTTGCCAATGAACGGGCCTCGAAAGGCGACGGACCCACTGTACGTGCCATCGGCCAGCTGGATCGTGACGTTATAGATTGAAAGGTCCAGGCTATAAACAACGTCGATAGCCTTCTGGATGGTTGCGAACGCACCACCCGACGTATTAGCGAGTCCGTTGTTGCTGTCGCTGCCATCGGTGCGAACGTAGTAGGTGCGGTTCGCTGTCAGCGCACCCCGTGCAGGAGCGTAATTCTTTTGAATATCAATGACGCGCCAGTTTCCGGATGCATCACTGACAGCCTGAATCGTATCTCCAACGTCAAACGTGATATCCGCTTCGCCCGGAAGCCAGAGCGACGTTGCATTGTGCCGAACAGTCGTCTGCCCGGTGAGGCGGGGCGGCCGACTCGAAGACGTTAATTGATCAGGCCGCAGATGCTTCATCTGTGCCCTCCGTGACAAGGTGTTCAGGCCATTCGCGAACGATGTGCTGTTCGATATGTTCTTTGAAAATTGACGTCAGCAATGCGTGACCACCAACTTGATGTTTCGACTGCGAATGAGACTGCGCATGCCTTCGGATGATCTCGATAATGCGAGGACCCGCGAGATCGGGTCGAATTTCGTCTGAACGTCTTGCGCGCAAGATTTTGGCAACGACTTCACTCTGAATCGACGCGTTATGCGGGGCGAAGGTAATATTTCCCGGCATGTCGTAGACTCTGAATGGTTCGGCGCCGGGAACGCTGTTTGAACCGTAAACCCAAAAGGCAATCGGACCCTTCGTAGGCGACCAACCTGCGATACGAATGTCGAAGTCCGGCTCATGATCCGGCCCGCCCGTCATCATGTCTCGGTTTGTCTCAAGGCAGTGGCGGGCAATATCGCCACATCGTTCTCTCAGTTCATCAAGGTCGCGGCAAAGCCAAGTCTCGGTGATGAAAAACGGCGCAACAGTTTGCGCGCCACGGGAAACGACTACAGCGTTCATGTGTGGGATGGTAAAGGCCTTTGAAACGATCCCATATCCCCCCGTTACTAGGCCGTCCGTCACGACATGAATGCTGTCGGATTGCTTGATTATTGCGAATGCTGTCACTCTGAAACTTCTCCAAACGACCAGTCGCGGTAATCGTTGATGATGTCCTGCAGCCCGAAGGGCAGGGCTTGCGCGCTCACGCCGACAACGCTGGCCTCTCGATTCTCGTACCAATGAGCCGTCAACAATGCGACGCCGTGCACTAGCGCGGGCGGCACATCGTCGGGATACCGCTCCTCGATTTCGTAGCCCAGCCAGTTTTCAAAATGGTTTTGGGCTGCCGCGATGAGGCGTTCGATCAGATCGTCGTCATCGGCGAGCGTCTGGGCCAATTGCTCTTTGGCCTGCTCAAGGGTCAAAATCACTGAAAAATCCTATTTCTGGAAAATCGCGCGGGACGGGAAAGCTCCGGTCTCCGCGCGAATCTTCAAACTTTGCGACCACCCCCGGCTGGGGTGCGCCCGAACCCGCCCTCACATCGAATGTTTTGGCGATTGTTGCACGCGATGCAGCTTGGCATCCAATTGCTGCGCACTAAGCGCAGATGTGGTGCCTTCTTGATTGATATGCGGTGCGCAACCAACACCGCAGGATCACCACAAGTAGAGCAGCGCGCATTACTAGGTTCAGCGAGGAATGCTTTACTGACACGTTGCCACTCTGCATCGTAGCCACGCTGCGCAGCGCTACCACGTTGCTTGTCGCGCTCACGATCACGTTGCGCTTGGCACACACAACGCATACCAGAAGGCACGCGCCGCCCACACTTACATATGTGAGCGGCGCGCTTAGGCATTAGTCGCCTTCGTCGGCAGCGACAGGAACGATGTTTGAGTTGATCTCGATCGTTGCGTTCAATTTCTGCACAGTGTTGGCTTCACCGCCAGCTTCCTGCGCGGACGTCACCAAGCCAATGAACAGTCGTTGCGATGGCGTTGCACCAACGCCAGCCGGCTTGTCATTCAGTTCGATCTTGAAAGCGTAGTTGCTCGACGTTTTCTCTGCTGCGATCAGCGCAATCTGGCCTGCGTCTGCGGGAACGATTGCGAACACGTTCTGCATCGAACCGGCGTTGCGGGTTCCCTTCTGCTTAATATCGCGACCACGATTAATGAGCGACGTGGTGATTACCTGGGCGGTATCACCGATCGCGCCCATTTGTTCCCATCCATCAATCGCAGTCCAGGTGACCGCGGCGAAGTCTGACGCCACAAAGTCTGTAGCCTTGTCCGCAAGGACGGTGCCAATATAGATTTTGCAGCCCGCAACAGGATACAAACTCATCGTTTATACTCCCACCGGCTGAAGACGCGAACCGCCGAGCACAAACACCGCACCAGCCGCGATGGAGGTGCCGCTTGCCTTCGTGATAACGGCACGAATGTAGCGCTTAGACCCGATGTAACCCTGCCGATAAACCGTCGAAGCAGCGAGGGTGGTCGGCAATGCACCGAGAAGATCGTCCGCCGCGACGTTGGCGAAATCGCCATCCGTAGTCGTGTCTGACTCCTGAATTGCGATAGAGTACGCGCCGGACGAGTCAATCGCGCCAGTGTTTACAACGAGCAGAGCCGAATTGTAGTTCGCGATATCGACGGTCCCGCCCTTCAGCGTCGCGGTCTGCACCGCAGGTGCGAGTGACGGCACAACTGCCGTAGTGTGAAAAGTATCAAACATTCAAATGTCCTTGGAAGAGAGAGAAGGGTGGCGAGCCTAAGCCAGCCACCGTGTATGGGTTAGCTCGCGGCAACCTTGAGGAACTTCACCGCGTTGAAGTCGCCAGCGCCGCCGCCGACACGCTTATACGTGTCGAAGATAATGCGACCCTTCTGTGTGACCTCGTCGCGCGTGATGCGGATGCCAGAGCGATCCACGATGACGTAGGCCTGGCGATGATCGCCGAACGATACGGGTAGCGTGCCTGCACCAATGTCGTCGTAATTGTCGTCGATCACAACCTGATAACCCAAAAGTGGGTGCTCGATACCTTCGATGAGGTTGCCAGTCGGTGCCCAAAGATAGCGCCCGTTGGCATCGACGATCGTGCGAAGGCGAACAGCCGTGTTCGAATTCATCACGAACTTGGCATTGGCCTTGTACGGGGTACGAACCGCGGCAACCAGCTTGACCAGTGCAGCGGTCAGGTTGGCATCAGTCGGCGCCGAGGCGTGACCTGCCGGGACATACTGATACTTGCCCCAAGCGCGCGTGAAGTCCTTCTCGTTGGTCGTATCGTAGGTCAGGAAGCCCTTCGGCTTGCCGAGCACGCCATCGCCGCGGAGGAACGCTTCGCCCTCGGTTTCGGCGAAATCATGAGTCGCGTTGTTGGTAAGCCAACTTGCGATATCCACCGCAGCGTCATCGAGAAGCTGGCGAGTCGCGGCCGGCGCAGCATACAATTCCGCAACGCCATAACTGTGCTTGATGAGTTCTGGACGCGCAGTGTCTTGCGGTCGATCATCACGTTCGGCCACCCACTGAGCACCGCGCTTGCCGAGGCTATAGAAACGCTCCAGCGTCGACGTCCCGATGGAAACGACTTCCGCAAGGCTGCGCATCGGGGAAATGTCAGTGAGCAGTGTGCGGATCGACGTGTCGATGGTCGGCAGAACAAGCCAGCCGCCGTCAACGGCATTGTCTGAAGCCGCGGCTTTCACCTCAACGTCGCTACCCGTGCGGATAAGGGAAGAGAGTGCCTTCTTCTCGACTTCGGCCTGCTCGTCACCGGCCTTTACGCCAGCGAGACGATTGGCCTTGGTTTCGAGCGCGGCGAGGCGGTCAACAAGCGACTTTACCTCTGGATCATCCTTAGCGACTCCCTTGGCTTCAAGAGCCTTAAGCCGATCCTCCACGGTCTTTTTGAAATCATCGAGGGCCTTGGTCACGATCGACGCAGGATCCTCGTCGCTGGCCTTCAATTCAATGTGTGAAACGTGTTTCAACGTATATTCCTTAGTGAGAAAACGCCTGAGCGGCGCGGTTGAGTGCTTCCGCAATCTTCAATGCGTCGATTGCCGACTTTGCGCTGGTGACCCGCGCGCCGGGATGCATTGGAATTGTCACGAGGCTGGCCTCGAGCAATTCCAGTGATTTGATAGAACGGCCCCCGCCTGAACGGCTGGATGCCTTCTTAGTAATGAAGCCGATCGAGATGCCGCGAACGGCGCCAGACTTGACGAGCGCAGACACCTCACGAGCGCGGGCAACGTCATCAACCAACAGCTTGCCTGTGAGGTGAAGGCCGTCCGATTTCTCAACGGCTGAATCCCACGTGCCAACCGGGTCGTTAATGTCGTGGCCGAACAAGATTGGCAGGGGCATCTTCACGCCCTTGAACGCGCCGGGTTCAATCCAGTCGTTCACGCGATCTGGGGTGCCGAACTTCCACGCAAGGCCAGAAATAGTGCCAGCATCGTCCGCGGCGATCTTTGTTTCAATGAATAGACGTTCCAATTAAAATGTCCTGAGAAAATATGCTTCGCGCTTTTGCGAGAACGCTTCGACCTGTTCGCGAACGAACCGAGCCGAATTGAGCAAGCGAACGACGTTGGTAAAGTTAAACTCCACCGGCTTTCCATCGCGCGTTGCCTTCCAGGCGATGACGAGGCGCGCCAATCGCTCCACCTCGATACGTTCCATTTCTTCGGCTGGCGGGTGATGGCGGAATGCCACCAACTCGTCGCTGAATTGAAGGCGAGCGCGGCGAGCGGTTGCGCTGTCCGGGCCGGCGATGGTGAGAACGACGTCAAGTTTGTCGCCGGTCACCGGATGGACGATTGCCAGATCGGCGCCGCGGTCCTGTTCCGCGACGAGGTTGTCGACGTGGGCGAGGTCGCTCATGCCGCCTCCTCATCTGCAGGCCGGTTATCGTTCGCAGGCTTGACTGTGATATTTCGATTGCCGTACTCGTCTCCGCCTTCGTAAGGAGGAAGGCCAAGCCATTCACGACCTTCATTCGGATTGATCGTCTCGGAAGCAATGAGGGAATTGATTGCCGTGGCACGCTCCGTCAGGCTCGCGCGAGTCAGATCATCACGATCGAACTTGAAGTGTAGCCGCCCACGTTCCTCATCACTGAGCAACGCACGATCGAGCGCGCCTTCAAGGGCTTTGAGCCAAGGCTCTACCGCGTATTGCAGAAATTCGAGCTGCTTTTGCGATGCGTTCGCGTAGGAGCTTTTTGTTAAGTCGCCCAACATCCCCGGGCTGACATTGAAAGCGCGGCCGATCTCTTCAATCTGGAAGCGCCGCATTTCGAGAAACTGCGCATCGACACTGGAAAGCTGCATCTGCTTAAAGGTAGCGCCATCGAACAGGATGGCCGTCTTGCCGGTGTTGTCGGCGCCTTCCTGTGCAGCACGCCAACCGGCCTTCATCGCCTTCCAAGACTTTTCGCCGATGCCCTTGGGGACTTCGATCACACCACCAGGACGAGCGCCGTTTTTGAATAATCGTGAAGCGTGCGCTTCCATGACGAGCGCGGCACCGATTGCCTCACGCGCGAGCGAGACCGGACACTTTTGGAACGGACCGCGCAGGTGCACGATGTCGCTGGCCGGAACAGGCCGGCCAGATACGCGATAGGTAAGCTCGCGCGTCTCTTCCTCTTGATAACCGATCGTGCCTCGTCGATAGTTGATGATCTCCCGCGGTTCACCCTGAACGCGATTCACCCAGGCCATTGCGCCGCTATCGTGCAGCAATGCCTCCGCAACCATGTCGCGAATAAAATCGTATCCGGATGTCCACCCGTTAACTTGCCCGCGCAACAGTGTGAGGGCGGGGTGCTCGTTAACGCGTTCCTCGCCGTCAACGATGTTCACATCGAGGGCCGCGCAGGATTCAGAAATGAGCTTTACGGCCGCAGCAACTGGCGCAACATGAAGCGCAGATTGCGCCGTGACGCCAGCGCCCGGCGTCGAGCCGGTGAAGGCCTCCAGCAGGGCTGCGTCGTCGTCGGGAATCGGGGAAATGGATTTCGTGCTGAAAAAGGGAATTCTCAATTTGCCGCTCGTTTGGAAGCTCTGGGCTTGCGAGAATTGCGATTAGGCGCGCGGGTGCGAACATCATCGCCGCCTTCGCGACTGTCGGGCCATAGGGATCTAGGTCTCATCGCCTCTCGGAAGGGTTTCAGCTCGGTCCAGTGAAACTGTCGGCGAACAATTCGCCCGGCGTGATCCACCCACGCACAATCAACAAGGTCGCCCTCGATGAGAACGACGCGCGCGACGCGACCCGCTGCGACGACGACACTGGCGCATTGAATGTTCATTAGTAATAGACGATCTCGTTATCGTAGCTGATGGTGTCGACCAACATTGTGCGCCCTGACTCGCGGTTACGAACAAATGTCGGTTCGTCGAGGCTCATTATTCCGCCAGGGATGCGCAGGCGCTTAAACCCGAATGCGTTACCCCGCGCCGCGATGTCGTCGGGAGATAGTTCGCCCTCCAGAACCGTGAGAACGATTTCCTGGACGACGTCTTCGGAATAGTCCTTGCCTCTGGGCACCGCGCGATTGGCTGCGCGATAGAGCGGATGTGCGAGCAGGGCGCGGCGCAATAGATTGCTGCGATAGACTGGCTTCGGAGCGCGCGGCGTGTGACGTGATATAACGCTGCGAATTGCTTTTTTCGCTGCGGCAAACCGTGCCGCGAATTCTGGATCCTTGCGCGCCCGGCTATAAACTAATTTGCGATCGGGCAGATCGACGCTTAGGGCGGTGGCCTGTTGCCTAATGGATTTGCGCGGGTTGCGAGTCAGCAGTTCGATCGCTGCGTCGTATTGTTCCTCGCTGTACGTGAGGTTGGTCTTCATCCGCGCACCGGAAGTTTTCTCCCGATCTCGCCAAGCCGCTCTGAGTTCGTCCATTCTCCCGTTTTTCGTCGCCCATTCCGAGAGCGACCTATAATTCGGATAGTCCGATTTCGCCGCGCAGGCCTCGGCGCCTGTCATTCCGCCGCGCACCAGTGCGATTATTTCGTTGATATATTTCGCCGATGCGCCGCGGGGTGCCAT